TCGCATTTAACAATTTCTGTTGTTCTTTACTTAAATCAACAGACTCAAAGTTTGAATTAGCGATACTGTTTGAGTTAGAAACAATATCAACATACTTAGACTGAACGTCTGAAAGTAGGTCTCTTTGTATAGTGTACTGTTCTAAAAGTAGTTTACCTCGATCGGATTGAGAGGTACTTAGTCTATCAATACTTACGTTTAATGTTGCCAATATCTTTGCATTCTCATTTAATTGAGAAGTCAAATCCATTCTATCAACATACGTTTTGAGACTTTCATTTTCAGAATTAACAATATCACTGATTAAATCCCTCGATTTTGCAAGTTCATTATTCAGTTCTCGTTGAGCTACCACTTGGTCTCGTATTGATTTATCGTCTTTTTCTTTTGCCATATATCAGTTTACTTTATACCCTTTACTGATTTTGGTAATAGTTGTGTGTGCTTTGTTGGTTCTGCACACCCATACTTCTTACAGTAGTCATCAATTTTCTTTGATGTCTTTTTCATCTGATCGAAGATGTCTTTTGTTATCTTCTTTAATTCAGGGTCTTCTTCAAACATTTTCTTGGCTTTCCAATAATCTCTGTCAATATACCATTGAAGTATCTTTTCAAGTATTGATTCCTGAATCAGAAGTCTTTTATGTTCATTAAGTTTCATTTAATTACCTCAAAATGAATAGAGTCCACATACCTATAAATATGTGGACTCCGAAGTTTATTTCCGTGGTGGTGTGAATTTAGGAGCAGATGTTGCTGTTTTTTTCTGTTGTTCAGATTCTGCTTTATTACGTTGTTCTACAATTTTGTTTATTTCCATGATATAGAATCTTCGTAAGTGAATCGGAAGATTATAAACATCATCCCAACTAAACCCACCTTGACCATGATAACAAAGTGAGAATATCTCTTTGTGTAATCCTAGTTTATACTCAGGACCCAGGCCAAAAAAATGAGACATCCATAGGGATGTCAATCTCCTTTGCTTCTCCTGTTGCGTCTGAAATGAATGTGAATGTCATATCTACATCAGGAGAAATCTCTTTGATGTGGGCACGAAGAGCTCTTGAATCCATTGCAAACAATTCGTTATCAACGAAGTTATTAATAGTAGCTCTACCACGTTCACCGTCAACGGCAGTTATGACATTCTTTAATCGAGTAGTAAGTTCTCTGTCTATACCACTACGAGTAATTTGTTTTGTCATACTCTTTACCTCTGCCTGAATATCTTTATCCAATCCATGAGTCATTAAGCGGAAAGTGACAACCCGCTTCGACTGCGGTAGTTCGAAATCGAATTCGTTCTTACGTTGCTCTAACAGAGAATAATCCACCTCCTTGTGCTCTATTTGAGTCAAATCAATTGTAACTTTTTGTTTAGTACCCGGTGAAAACGGGTCGTCAATTTCCACTACATAATCTTTTCCATATCCTAAAACTCTGGCTGCAACCATGATTGCATTCTTATCACCGACGTAAAGGTCATCATATTTGATTGGTGTTACAATCAATGACTCAAACAACTTATCAAGAACAACACCTTGCTTAATGAGGTTCTGAGAAGTTAGAATATCTTCTTCCTTTGCAGTCATGTACTTCATCTCAATAACACCCGATGCAAGTGGATGATCTTCTGGGTAGATCAATCCTCTTGACGGAAGAGGTACGATTTCTGTTGGGAAATTTGATTTTCTTGGTGCAGTTTGATGGTGGTCTTTAATTAGTTGTTCCTTCAAATCCGCATCCGATAGTGCCGTGTCTGTGTTGGGTAAATTGTACCCTGTTGGCGCTTGTGACATAACTTAATCCTAAAACTAAATGAAACATTTTGTTCGTATAAATAAATATGGGTATCCCGAAAAAATCGAGATACCCATCGTTTTTTTGTTGCGTCTAAATTAGAACTGCAAGATAGCGTAATCGTATTCAAGAGTAAGTTGGATTTGTACAGGGTCATCTACACCCCAATCCATTTCACCCATGTTCGTTGCTTGGATGAAGGCACCCTTTAATGTCCATTCTTCGATCTTATCACCAACTGGTCCAAGAACGTTGAATGTAATATCCTTCTTATAGAAGTCAGAATATCCATCACGACCTGTTACAGATTCGTGTGATAGACGAACCCACTCCATGACTGCTTGTGCAGCTGATGGAACGATCGGATCGTAAAGTGTGATTGTAACTGGTTCCCACTTTGCCTTACCCTTAATCATACGCTTTACGTTGATGTGCTCAAGGGTAACAGGGTTAAACGTAACGTTTGGTCTTGCTGCACCCTTAATAAGATAAGCTGGAACCCCTTCAATGTACATAATAAACCTATTGGCAAGTTTAGGTTCATATGGCGTAAAGAAAATTTCGGTAGGGTCAAGTAATTCAGCCATTTATTTCTCCAAGTTTAAAAATCATTCTTTCATATAAATATAATCAGTTTGAAAAATTGGGGGAGTGTATTTCAACTCCCCCGATTATTCTATTAAGCACCTGGGAATGCCGCACCTGTTGATTGAATGTTGAAGTCAAGAATGATGAATTCAGCAGTCTTAGCAGGTTGTAGGAACAACTGACCATAAAGAATGTTACGGTCGATGATGTCAGGTGTGTTGTTCGACTCATCCATGATAACGCGGAAGGCATAAAGACCTTGACGTTGTTGGATTGATTCGAGATACGGTGTGACGATGTTCAAGAATCTTGTACGTGTTTGTGTTGTATTTTGTTCGAACACAAGGTAACGTGTAGCAGAAGCGATAAACTTCTTAGCTGCAATCAAGAGACGACGAACGTTGATGCGGTCAAGAGCAGATGGCTTACCTTGAAGTGTCTTCTGACCCCATACACATACTCCTGTTGATGGGAATACTGCGATTGGGTTGATACGACCTTCATAAAGTTCGTCACGCTCTGAGTGTGTAAGACGTGTCTTAACTTCAATAACTTCTGTAAGACCACCACGGTTCAGACCAGCAGGTGCGAACCACTCAGCGGCAACACGATCATTGAATGCAAGAACACCCGGAAGAACAACAGAAGGTGGAACCCAAACTGGCTTGTTTCTATCGAAGTCAAGAATCTTAACCCACGGATAGTATGTAGCTGTGTAGTTTGAATCGAATGCCTCTACTGTTGAGATTGCTGTTGTGATGTTATCGTCGATACCAACAGAGTCCATCACGAAGAATGTATCACCACGATCTTCACAAACATCCTTAGTATATGTTGTAATACCAGAGTGGAGTGAGTGAATAACACCAGGGATTGCAATCATGTTAATATCAAACTCGTCTGAGTTAGAGATTGTATCGAGTGCCTTCTTGTATGATGTATATCCAGAAGCAGCTGATGTTGAGATGTCAAATCCTTGTGTATTACCAGCTTCGATGTATGCACCTGTCTTCTTTTGAAGATGTGGCTTATGACCATCGAATCCGCCTTGGAATGGAACTACGAACTTACGGCTATCAAGTGATGTGTTTGTTGTCAAGTTGATTGAGCCAGAGTATGCAGTTGTTGCTGTTGGATAGTTAGCACCAGCTGGTTGATTGTAATCACCAAGATAGAAGTCAACGTTGCTACCAGTTGTTTGATTTGCTGTGATTGGCAATGGACGTAGGTAGTTAAAGTTGTCTGTATTTGCGAAGTCATAATTGAATCCCCAGTAAACACGTCTGTTGTAAGCACCAGCCGCAGTTTGACCTGTTACATAAGAAGCTGCTGTTGGCTGTGTGAATGCTGATGGGATTGGTGATACAGGAGCACGGAATCCAAACGGTACAAGTGTTGGTGAGTTAGCGGCGTTCTTAACACCTTCTGTTACTTCAACACGAATATAGTTTGACTTGTTACCGTAGTCACCGTTAACAACTACCTTACCTTCACTTGTAATTGTGATATATCTATCACCGATTACACGAGAAATATATCTTGGTGAGTTAGGATCAAGGTTTACCTTAAATGTTTCTACTACATTTGGACGAAGGTCTTCATCTTCATATGTGAAAGGTGAACCCTTTACAGCAGATTGATCAACGTATCTTACAATAACGTCGAAGTCACCATACTCAGAACCAGCGATTGTTCCAGCTGCACGAACGTTTGCGATAGCAACCTTAACTTCGTAGTTCGAGTGAACACCGTGTGAAAGTGTGTAGAACTTGAAGAGGTTTGTTGCGATAGCACCGACCTTCTGTGATATAATGTATGGTGTAGATGCTTCGCGATAATCGTTTGTAAAGTCCCATTGTGGTGTTGCAGTCGAACCTGTTTCAATCAGAATTCTTGATCCTGGATCAGCAGCCAATGAAGCAGAAGCAGCTTTTGCAAATGAAACATAGTTGTAAACAGCGTGTGTACCATATGCACCATATCCGTAAAGATCACCAATGAATGATGTGCTGTTTGGATTTATAGAAGCACTGAATGGTGTTCCGTTTTCTGATACAGCGTTTCCTGTGAATGCAGATGTATCTGTTGTGAATCCACCAGAAACTGTAAGTACGAATGAGCCACTTGTATTAGATGCTAACGATGAGCTAGCAAACAATGATGTTGCATCTGTACTTGTTACAACGAATGTTGGGTGAAGTACAGAAATTAGTCTCTTACCAAAGCTACCAGTTGCAACGATGGCGAGAGGGTGTTTGAGTGAATAACCACCTGAACCAAGAACACGAACGATAGTTGCACTACCAGCATTCGTTAGATAGCTCTTAGCGGTGAAAGGAAGATATGATTGCTCATATGTTCCACCGAACTTTGTTACGAAATCAGAATATCCTTCAACGACCGTTGGTACGAACGCTGGTCCTTTCAATGTTGGACCGATGAGTGCTGCACCAATCTGACCAACTCCTTGTGGTAGGAACGAAAGGTCTTTCTCAATCGTAAATACGCCAGGACTTACAATTCTTTCATTAGCCACTATTTATCTCCAAAAAAATTAAGTATATAGTTGTCTCTGCTATAAATATGGATTAAAAAATCCAAATTATGAGCCAGACGGAATAAATCTTCCAGAATCCAAGTCAAGAACACCGTCCCCATACTTTTCGTTGAGTTTTTGGACGAGTTCTTCTTCTTTTGATTGCAGTTCGTCATATGTTTGAAATAAACTGATCCGTAACTCTTCCATTTGTTTTAGACGTTTATTTAAAGCGTAGAGTTCAATCTCCACTTGACCTAATTGAGCAGTGTTTGTTGCATAGTCTGATTGTAAACCTTTTACAGATTCAATATCTTCTGCTTCAAACTCTTTTCCTATTTGTTCTGACATAAAAACCTCTTGTTAGTAAAACACTATAACTATAAATATGATTTTATTTTCCGAGAATCTATTAAGGGTCGTCTCGTAATCTTCTTATTAAATCTTCTCTTGCCTCTTTATCATTGTAATTCAAAGATCTAAACGGATTATCGTTGTATATCTTTTGATTTTCTTTGAATGCACCTTCAATATCTCTCGATGTTTCTGTGTCAAAAACAATACGGTTCGGTGTAACCACTCGTTTTGTTGTTGCTTCACCTGCAACTTCTTTTGGAAGAAGATAACCATGTACAACTATCTGGAAACTTGCTCTCACAAGACGATCTTGTCCTGTTGTATTTGTGTCTTCCATTGTCAATGAATCAAGATTCGTAGC